CAAGCATAAAAACTATGGAATTATCATTCAGAAAAATTTTAAGAAAAGAGCAAGATATGGCTGGCAAATGGCGGGTCTGGGTTGAGGTTGCCGATGGCGAGGCAGTGATATTAAAGTTTCACGAAAACCCGACAACCACAAGAGTAAAAGAAGAAACAGCAAGGTATGTTGACAATAAACTAAAAGAAGAAAGAAATGGCACTCCCAACGCCTGATAATTTAAAAACGATGGATTATGCCTTTCAGGGGCAGCCATTTGTTGATGTTCCAGCAAAAGATGCGATTGATATTAAGACGATGGACTATGCTTATCGTGCCCAGCCATTCGTTAGAAATTATGGTGCAGCAGCCCCGCCATCGCCGTCAGTAGAAGACGAGCCACAGGTAATTGTATTAAGCGGCAAAAAGAGCAGTAAAAAGAAATGAAGTATTTAATCTGGACAATAATTTTAATAATCGGTTTGGGAATAGGATTTGTGATTAAACCAGCAAAGATTCAAACGATAGAGATTCCGCAAGAATGTAGTTCGGAACAGGTTTTTGGAGGGCAACAAACAACGGAAGGATGGCTAGGTATTTCAAGCAAGAACTTTGATTCTACAAATGGAGACATGCCGACACTATCAAAAGCTCTAAACCACGATGATGTTTGGGATTGTAAGAATTGCTGGTTCGTCTTGAATCTTTATCAGATATACAACATTAAGAAGGTTAGGGTGAATCCGAAGGTTAATATTTATATATCAAAAGACAACAAAAACTGGGAGTTGCTCGCCAAAGGTGTTTCGGGAGAAACAGATGTGGTCGCTAAAATCGGACAATACATAAAAGTTGAAAACTGGGGAGGAAAAGGAGCAAATATAGATGTTTATGGCGAAACACTGCCAATTAAACCGGCAGAAGAATCGCCAATACAAATAAATAATTAAAGAAGATAAGAATTAAATAAAAAATATGCAAAAAGTACTAAATTCAATATTTATAGTGGTCATTGTTGTTTCTCTCTTTTGGTTATTTACTCAGCCCAATACATTTGGTGCAAGGGTACCATTCCCGAAAGACGTTAAAAGCGTGATATTTAACGGAAATGTAATTACCTATAACGACGCGGCAAGTAAAAGTTTCAGTTCGACTGATTTATGTGATTATGATTTGATACGATACAATGCATATGGCGGAGGAGATGATGTTGGTGCCAGTTTGTCATTTCCATCATCGGCTTCTATGATTGCGAGTTGTCTCAGAAATACCGGAAGTTCAAGATTTGTTGGAATAGAAAACATCGCAACGAACAGCGGAAGAGATATAGAATTTAACGAATCCGAAGATTATGATCTTTATCTGCCAACCATAGATAAAGTGGCCACGCTAAGCTACAACGAAATGGGACTGATAAGATTTACCAATATAAATGGGACAAGCGTAAGTTATGAATTTATAAGATTTACAACCGGAGACTAAAATGATACCAAAAATAAATCAGGGTTGGACAATAACTATAGGAGATAAAGGATGGGATGGTTATTGCCCTTCATATTTCGATAATTCCTATCCCTTTTACGGCAACAAAAATCAGGCATCTTATATGGTAGATGTCGATATTCGGGATCCAAATGTTTTAACTCAAGGAGCGGGAACGGCAAATCTAACCAATGGATCAGAAACGGGGGTAGTTTCAACATTGATTACCAGCATATTAAAAACTATAACCTCCTCGGATGTTTCATTCGTAATCGGAGGAGACAAGCTTTACAAAATAAGCTCCACCACCGTAGCCAGCGGGGGAACACCATCGTGGCCATATACCATTACCGGAACAGGGGCAATAACTGGAAATGACATAGTTCATTATCGGGGAAAACTGCTATATTCCTATAACGACGCCGGTTTAAGCACTGGGAATATTGGATCATACGATTTGTCAACTACATTCGATGATGATTATTGGACCACAACTTGTAGCGGTTCGGCATTAGAAAACGCAGTTCATTATATGATTTTGGGAGGCGATGATTGCGTTTATATCACCAATGGACGATATATTGCCCGACTGGAAGGAACAACAGCAGCTGCCGCAGGATTAGATTTTTGGCAAGATTCAATAGTGGTTTCTTTAACATGGAATTACGATCGAGTAATTGCCGCGGTTAATCGGCCAAATATTAGCGGCTCAAATTTCAACCAATCAAGCATTTATCAATGGAACGGAATAAACTCAACATGGGATTCAAACCCGGTAATGGTCAATGGAGAAATAGGGGCATTGTATACCAAAAACGGAGTAACATTTGTTTGGTGGAAAGATGCCACCACAACCGGAGGATATAATCTTGGATATTTAAATGGATTGCAGGTAACTCAATTGAGAACATATTCAGGATCACTGCCAAATCAATCGCAGGTAGGAGAATATGATGGTCATCTGGCTTGGATTTCAAGTGGAGCATTAGAATTATGGGGAGCAAAAGACAGGGGCACGGTAAGAATGTTTCCGTATATGACTTCAAAATTGTCTACCGCCGGAGCATTTGCTGCACCATTCGGAACCCCATTAATCTCTTCAACCGACGGAGCAGGTGCCTACTGCATATCAAAAGCATCGGGATATTCAAAAAACGCAGCATATCACACAATAGCTTATCCGGTAAGCGGACCTACATATAAAAGCCAAATTGATGGAATATTCGTGGAAACCGAACAAATGTCAAGCGGGGCAAAATGTGATATTACATTTTCGTATGATAAGGCAAAATCTTCATTGGCACTAACTCAAATCGCATATTCGGCCGCAAATAAAACAAGACATAAAATCTACGATGGCGGATTGCAGGTGGAGGACTTTCGTCTGGATCTCTCGTGGGCCAACGGAAGTGCAACCAACCCCTGCAAGATAAAAAAAATTATGATTTTTGGACACTATATAAAGGATACTTAATAATTAATAAATAATATGCCCATATATACAAGAGCAACACTCAAAACAGATGTTGCCGCCATAATTAGCGGAACGGTTTCGGACACCAATTTAAATACTTTAGCCAACAAAGCAGTAAGAGACGTTTTGGTAGAAATAGACATTGCTTCGGCAAAAAGAAGAGCGGTTTTGTCGCCGAACATGTTCGATGACATTTATCAATACACCTGCCCTAGCGATTTAAAATCACAAAAAATCATTGATGTCAAGCCACAAATAAATAGAGGATTATTCGATAGCTGGACTCTCGTAACCGAAGAAGAATTTGATCGCCGAAAAGAAGATCACCGGTTAGATAGATACGGAGACCCGATAAACGTTCAAAGCTCGGAATGGATCGGAGCAAATCTTGTGGCCATCTCTTACCGGGATATGATCAAGAAAATTCTGATTTCCAGACCGATTGACGATAAACATCTAACAATTGATGATTTAGATGCAGTCGGAGATTGGAAAGCATTCGGAGATGGCACTAATTTAACAAAAGACGCAGACAATTATGTCAAGGGGTCGGCTTGTATTAACTGGGACATTAACGCAGACGGGGGAACAACCGCAGGCATATACAATGATTCATTGAACGAATTTGATATTAGCGATTACAAGGGAACCGGATCGGCATTTGTTTGGGTATACATCACCAGCACCACCAACTTGACAAACTTTATATTACGTATTGGTAGCAGTTCATCGGCATATTACTATATAACCGTAACAACAAATAACGAAGGAAATTCCTTTGAAGCGGGTTGGAATCTCCTTCGTTTTGATTTTGCGAACAAATCAACCAACGGAACGCCCGATGACGACGCCTGCACTTATGTGGCTCTTTATATGACAAAAGCCGCAACCAAAATCAGCGAGACCGATTACAGATTTGACTGGTTGGTATTAAAACGAGGCAATCATTATTATGTGGTTTATTATTCGAAGTATGGATGGCAAACTTCTGCCGCAGCATATTTGGAAAATTCAACCGCGGATACCGATTATCTGAATCTAGATACCGACGAATACGAATTGGTTCTTGAAAAATATGCTGAATTATGCGAAAAACATCTCAAGAATTTTGATGAAGCAAAAATTCATAAAGAAGCATATACGGAACTGGCATCAAAATACATCTTGGATAATCCAAGCGAAGTTAGGCCATTAATTCAAACTTATCACATGATGGAATAAATATGGCAGAACTCTTTGAGGAAAACATAATTACACCCCAAACCCTCAACGAAATTTTAGGCGGTATGTCTTCTCTGGGGGGATTAGAAGTAGCAGAATCAACGCCCACAGCAACTGGTAACGTCATGGTAAATCCCACAATAATCGGCGGAACACTTGACGGAGTATCATACAAATCATCGAGTAGCGAAGCGAAATTGGAGATATTTCCTTCTTGGGACAAGACAATAGGACAGATTGTCAAAAGTGCATCCGGAACGACAGTTTTCAAAATTGAAATAGATGGAACAAATGCTGGAGACATTACGATCGGAAACTATGCGGGAAATCAGGGAATATTATGGGACCAATCGGCCGGAACATTAACGGTAAAAGGGGGAGTTGCAGTAGGTTATTTAGACATTCCGGATACGGTAACGGAAGATTCTTTTCATGTTGATTCATCGGGAAATACTTGGTGGGGATCACCCGAATTAGCAACTGCACCAGCGAAAATTTTAAATACGGGAGAAGCAACTTTTACAAATGTAACCGCTACCCAATATTTTGCTTGGAATGCCGATGTATTTCAATTAAAAGGAATAGTAAGTTTAGTTGGCACATTACAACTTCATTCATTTACCGTCGCAACATTACCAACCGGGGCAACTTCAACGGGAGCAAAAAGCCCTACCGCTATCGGAAATGATCTTTGGACCAATCCAACCCATGCTTATTACAGCGACAATGTATATGCAACCACAAATCTAAGCGGATTAATACAAATCTATAAAACATGGGGAAATAATATTCCCGCCAATTCATATATAAATGGATTATTGGTAAGTGTTGAAGGACATACCGACAAAGATGGTGTTGAATTATGGGTTCAACTTTCTTGGGACGGAGGAACCAATTGGACAATTAGCAAAATAGCAACTCTTAATAATGGAGGAGATACAATTATTACATTCGGAGGACCAACCGATAATTGGAATCGTCTTTGGACTGATTCGGAATGTAGTGATGCCAATTTATTTGTAAAGATTCAAATGCAAGATTACGGGGCAGGAGCAACCGCATATGTAGACCATATTACTCTGAATGTTTATTATTATGACAACATGGAGAACCCGGTCGCAGGTGGTTCTTTGGCTTATGTATCTGATGGACAGAAAGCAGGAGAAACCAGTAACGGAACTGGGAATCTGGCCTTCTATGATGTTAATGGTAATTGGATAGCGGTTGATACGGGGAATCAAATCAATGCCAACATTGGAACAAAAATTCAATCCCTTGATTCAGATCCAACATCGCCATCGACGGGACAATTTTTCTTCGGAAGCGTAAATGCGAAATTCAGGGGATACGATGGTGCTAGTTGGAAAGATTTGGCTTGGACGGATGATTTGGCCGATTATGCGAAAGAAATCGCAAGTCCGTCTGATACATTACAACTTAGCAATGATACGGAAACCGATAATATCTGGGCGGGATGGGATGCGTGGACAGAAGCAGATGCGATTACATCAACCGTCGCAGGAAAAATCCGAGTTAAATGGGATATTAGAAAATTGTCTGCCAATGCTTATCCCGTATATTCAAAAGTTTATGTAAACGATGTTGCTGTTGGTTCTGCGAACGAACACAATTCTACTTCTTATTCAACCTATACAGAAATGAGCGTTGATGTAAATGTTGGCGACGAAATTGAAATATATGTTTTGGGAGACCCCGCAACTTCTAATAGTAATAGTATCAGAATTAGAAACCTCCGATTGTATTGGGACTTATCAACAAAGGGATATATAGATGCAGGAGACGATACTCCAAAATTTAATGATATAGATTATTATGCAAGCGATACATTAAGACAAAGCAACGATACAGACAAATATACTGCTTCTCAATCTGTTTATGCCAAAGTAAAAGAAATAAAGGTAACGGCGGGAACTCTTACAAATTGCAGAATTAAATTTGATTTAGCCAGCGGAGGCACTCCAAATTTTGTCAAAGCAAAAATTTATAAAAATGGAACAGCCATTGGAACAGAACGGACTTCCACATCGAGTAGTTACGCAACTTATTCAGAAGATTTTACAATAGATTTTACAACCAATGATTTAATTCAAATCTATGCTTATACGGACAATCCAAGTTATCCTGCCCATGTTAGAAATTTCAGAATTTATTATGATTATGGAGTTACGAAGTTAGACGGATTGGCATTGGCAACAGAAATTCCCATTGCAACTGCCGACTTGCCAACCCTTACTTTTACCAATCAAGACCCATAAAACAAAGGTCAAAACAAATTAAAATATGGCAACAAACAAACAATAAGAATAATTTAAATAAAATGGCAAAATCAACACAACCCTTTTACAAATATCTCGGCGACCCAACCATCTACAAAACGAGCGGGGATGTCGCCTTGTCATCAGAACAGCAATTCAAAGACTTGGGGGGAATTTTGTATTGGCAACAGCCGGGATTCACAGGAGAAACAGTAGGAGTTTACGGCAATGTAGAAATCTTGCCAAAACCGACTACATCAACCCCAACCCCAACCCCAACGCCAACTACGACGTCGACGGGAACCCCTTATACGGGATACGTTCCACCGGGAGCGGCCGCTCCATCTCCGACTCCGGCGCCCGCTACCGGAACAGACACCACAAAACCATATATACGATACGCTGGATCGCCTCATGTTTTTGAAAAATCTACTGGAAGATATATATCTTATGACGAAGCAGTAAAAAATAATATCTGGGGACAAGTCGAAGACGTGAGTAGTTCATTGCCAGCAACTCTTGCGAAGAACGTTCCAGGATATGTAGCTCCCGTACTAGCGACATCAGACACAGCAACTCAAGCAAGCATTCAGGCAAAAATAGATGAATTAAATAAAGCCGCCGAAGACAAGGCCAAGGCAGAAAGCGAAGCCGCGAAATTGGAAGCCCAACAAAGATTAGAAGCCGCAAGAACAGCACTGGGATTAGATCCTAAAACAGGAGCAGTAGCCACAAAGCCGGCAACTCCAACATTTCAATCGGATTACGAGGCATTATTGACCAAGGAAGGAATAACCGGATTACAATCGCAATTAGTGGATCTGGACAAACAAATAGCGGACACACAAGCAGCCCTACGGCAGGGATTATATGATGTAGAAGGAAAACTAAAGCCAATGGGGCTAATGAGTGCCGAACAGGAAAAATTACAAAGACAGGCACAGGAAAAATTGGATACCCTAACCCGAAGCAGAAATGCCCTAGTAGATGAATTGAACAACAAAACGACAATGGTTTCCAATATCATGGAAATGAAAAAATTAGATTACTCAGCTGCCGTGGATGAATATACTCGGGCATTTAACCAAAATCTGGAAGTTCAAAAATTAGTTTCTGCAGAAGAAGAAGAAGAAAGAACCCTCGAAAAGGCACAACAACAGACGGCCCAAGCCAATCTTACAACCATTATTAACATGGCAAAGGACGCAAAAATGACTTGGAATGATTTAAGTCCAACATTACAAGCAACCATATCCAAATGGGAATTACAAGCAGGTTATCCAGCCGGAATGATGCAAGCTTATCTACAGACAAGACCAGATTCAACGATTGTGGCCACAACTACCGGATATGATGCAGCCGGCAATCAGCAAGTGGCAATCATTTCCAGAGATTCAAAGGGAACGATTTCAGTGCAAACAGTTTCTACCGGAGGAACAAGAGAGGGAGAGGCACTTGAAAGCACCTTTGCTTTAATACAACAGAACTATGGTGCAAACTATATTTCAAAATCCGATTGGACTGCTTTATCTACTGACTTTGAATCAATTTATAAAAGAGTAATGAGCGGAGAATTTGGAGTGGAAGGAGCCAGAGAAAAAGCAGGACAGGAGATATTAAAAATTCCAAAATACCAAAAGTATAGCCAATTGGTATGGGATTTGATTTACGGAAATGCAAGTAAAGGAATTAATGCAATATTTCCAAATGGTTACGAACAAAGCATCCCCAAGGCAGCCGGACTTCAATTTTCAGAAGATTACATAAAGAATTTTGCGGATCAATTGGTAACCCAATACGGCAAAGACGGAGCAAGGCAGGCAATAGGAAGTAAAAGCATAAGAATAGATACGGGAGAAAAAGATGCTTCAGGAAACCCGAAATATCAAGACATTACATTGAACGATAATACCTATAATGCTTTCTTAAAAGCAATTGATCAATCTGGGGCCACCCAGCAGACCACAACCACCAACAAACCATGGTGGAAATTCTGGTAATATGTTTTTAGACCAATTTATACAATCAATAATACCGGGAAGAACCATAACTGTAACTCCAGAAAAAAAGTATACTCCGCCCGCAGAATTACCAATGACTTTACCGGGAGCCGAGCCCTTGCCACTCAAAACGGGACAAGCATCTTGGTATGGAAATGAATTAAGGGGAAGACCAACCGCAAGCGGAGAATTATTTAATCCAGACGATTTAACAGCCGCCTCTTGGGATTACCCATTTGGAACAAAATTAAAAGTCACCAATTTAGATACCGGCAAATCAGTAATCGTAAGAGTAAACGATCGTGGCCCAAATCAAATAAAATATCCAAAAAGAGTAATTGATTTAAGCCAAGCCGCATTCAAACAAATAGCTGATCCAGCACAGGGATTGATTAAGAATATAAAAATAGAACCAATTTCAACCAAGCCATCGGCAGACATGATTCCTACGGTGAAATTAACAGAACAACCATCGGAACCGTTACAAATCGGAGCCACTCCATTAGAAAGACTATGGAAAGGACAAGAGGTTTTTACTCCCGGAATAACAGAATTCGGCAAGCCAATACTTAAAGAATATACGCCAACCGAAAATGTATTTAAGAACTTTATTAAAGAACTACCGGAACAAACCTTAAAATTCTTTCCCTTTACGCGTTTGTGGTATAAGGCACCCGCTAAAACATTGGGAGAGCGGGTACTTCAAATAGAGGACGAAGCAATTGACTTCCTTAGAGGCATAGCCCAACTTTATGCGAGAGCTGGCTATTCGGCATATTCACTTTTAAAGGGAGAAGACATTAATAAACAAATCAAACAAGTTCCTATTCTTGGTCAAGTATCTACTTATGAAAGAGATGCATATGAAAATTTAATGGCTGGAGCAAGTCCATTAGAAGCAGGCATATCTCTGGGAGCAGAAGCAGCAATTACGTCTTCTCTTATTGCCGGACCGGCAATGAAAGCAATTAGGACGCTTGAACCAAAAATAAGATACGGCACACTAGAAACCACATTAAGCAAACAAGACATTTCGGATATAACCGCCGGAAGAATAACTACCGGACCCAAGGTAGAGGCTTTTAAAGAGGCGATAAATAGTGGAATTAGAATCGCTCAGCAAATAAAAAATGGCAAAAGCGTAGTAGTAAAAGTTAAAACCCCAAGCGAAATAGGAGAAATTTTATATAGCCCGATTAATAAACAGACCATTAGCAAGGCAATAAATTTAGTGCAAAGATGGGAACCACAAATTGGTCTTACCATAAAAGATATTTCAAGGGGAATTCCCGAAGAGCCAATTAAACCAATTCCCAAAGAACTTGAACCATCGGTTCAAGAAGCAAGAAAATATAAGACTTTGGAGAAAATCTTTAAGAATACGATTTACAAAAAATACCTTCTCGATAATGGGGCATATTTTGAATTAGCGGTTAATAAAAAAACAGGAGATGCCGTGTTAAATGATGTTTTTGTCCCAGAAAATTTGCGACTGAAAGGAATTGGTTCTCAGTTGGTTCAAGACGCACTCCAAAAATTAAGAATAGATTTTCCTGAAGTTAAAACTATTTCTGGTTTTGCTGGTTCAAGAGAGGGAAGGGTTTTAATGAGTAAGTTTGGGATTACAGAAGCACCCTCTAAATTTATTGATATTTATAACCAAGCCATTAAAGGAATAAAAGAAATTAAACCAGAAGTTAAATTAACCGCCAAACAGCAATCAATACTCGAAGCCGAATACCAAAAAGAATTCGAAACCATTAAAAAAGAAACCGAAGACAAACTATTTAGAGACATTAAAGGATTGGGAGGAATCAAGACAGATCCAACAATTAAGGAAGAAATGTCGGATCTGCCAATAGACATAATGAGAAAAGATGGTTACACCCCCGACGAGATAGCTCGGGAATTAAACGGCATGGGATATAATTTTGAAGATGGAATGGATTTGGTTGAACGCATCAAAGAAATACGAACAATGCCAACAAGATATAGACCCGCACAAACATCTTTACAAAAAATGAAAGTAATAAGCGTGAAGATGAGTGAAGCCGTACCCAAAGAAAAAGTTGCCAATTTAGAGAAAATAGCTCAACAAATTGTAAGAGAAGCTACAATCGGTAGACCAACACCACCAATAAAACCCACAATAGCCAAAGCAACCGGACTAAAACCAATTGAAAGATTAATCACCAAGGGAGAAACCGCATTATTAAAAATGCGACTGAAAGCAGAAGAAAGAGGAGCCAAACGAGCCACAATGATTGCAAGACGAGAAACCCGTGATCAAATACTTTCTCAATTAAGGGAAGAAAAAAAAGAAATCGAAGATGTGCGAAAACAAATTACCGATTATGCAAAACAGAATCTTGAACCAAGAGATCGGGGAAGAGCAATGGTTATAGTTCGGGATGCCAAAACACAAGAAGATTTAACCAAAGCATTTGTAAGAATTGAGAGATGGGCAGAACAATTAGAGAAAAAATCAATAAGAAACGACATATTAAAACTATCAAAAAAACTTACCGAATCGCCAAGCGTAGCAATTGATTACAAAAACAGAATCAATGAAGTGCTTTCGAATTACGAGCTAAAAGGTCATACGCAAGCACTCATCGGCAAATTAGAGGCAACCAAAAAATATATCAACGAAAGAATAGCCAAAGGTGAAGATGTAGAATTGCCGCAAAGGATATGGCGAGCCGTAGATATATTGGCGCGAACTCCATTTGACCAGATTCCATTAAGAACATTAGAAAATATTTATAACGAGATACAATTTTTAGGAGCATTGGGTAAAACCAAATGGAGATCGAGAATGGCTCTTTACAATGCCGAAAAAGAAACCATAAAAGACGCCCTATTAAAAGAAGTTCGGCCAATCCAATATAGAAAAATATTTCAACCCGAGCCAGGAGAAAAAATTACCGCCAGTCAGAAGATGAAAAACTTTATCATTAACGCCATAAACAAGGCCAATAAAATAGATAAAGTAATCGCACCCATAGATGTACTGATGGATATTCTTAATGGAGCAAAAGGAACATACACCGGAGCCCACATGTCAATGGTTAAGGGGAGAATAGATTATAACTTTAATCAATACCTAAATCTAAAAGATTCACTTCAGGATCCGATTATCGAATTGGCCGAGAAACTAAAATTAAAGAAAGGAAACTTTGAAAGAATTGGAATTATAGCTGCCAGCGAACAGGAAGGGGGAATAGAAAAATTAAAAAATATCGGGATTACAGAAGAGGACATAGCCAAAATAAAACTAACCAACGAGGAACAGCAAATGCTTGATAAAATGAGAGAAATAATGGAAAGTCAATTTCCCGCAATTCAACAAATAATGAGAAATGTCTTTAACCAGCCGGTAGGCAAAGTCAAAAACTATTTCTCATTTATGACCAACTGGAAAGCGATGGATGAAGCTGAAGTATTTCAGAGAATGGGACCAAATGTTGAAGAATTTGGCAAACCAACCAAGCATGTCGAGATGGGATTTACCAAAGAAAGAACAAGTCCGGGCCAACAAAAAATACAGATAAATGCCCTCAAAATATTCATGAAGCATACCGACAATGTGGCATATCTTCTGACTATGGGCAGAGACACCAAAATGATTTATGAGATATTTAATTCTCCCGAATACAAAGAAAAAGCCGGAGATTTGGCACAACTATTAATGCTCGAATGGATAGATGTAATAGCCAGAAAGGGAGGCGGTGCGGGAGCCAATCAAATAGCGATTCTCGACACATTAAGAAAAAATATAGGAGCCGGTATTTTGGGACTTAAAATAACATCCGCAGCAATTCAATGGACTTCATTGATTGATGGAATGGGTATGATTGGGCCAACTTGGGGATTAAAGGGAGCAGCCAACATGGCAAGTAAAGAATGGAGACAATTTATGATGAAATTTCCAGAATTAAGAGAACGAGCCGGCGGAGAATATGCTATCCAAGAACTAATTGAAGGAAATTGGTTTAATAGAATTCAAGAAAAGGGATTTCTGCCCTTGGAAATGATAGACAAAATAACTGCAATGTCCGTAGGATCCGGGGCATACGAAAAGAAAATGCAAGAAATGGGCAAAAATATTGACCTAACAAAAGATCCAGATCCCGAAGCATTAAAATATGCACAATTGGCAGTAAGAAGAACCCAGGCTTCCATGCTATTCAAAGATGTACCCCTAGCCGTAAGCCGGGGAGTATTAACCGGAAACAGATCAGTAGATAAGACAATCTTTCAATTCCAAAACTTTCTATTATTTAGATGGAGCAGAATAGAACATGACGCAATCAGAGTTGGGATAGAAACCAAAAGTCCAAAACAAGCAATAAATGTTCTATTTTGGATAATATTGGCTTCCCTCGCCGCTACGGGAACCCGAATGGGGGTTAATAAATTGATGGATTTCATTCTGGGAAGAGAAGATAAAAAGAAAGAAAAACTAATAGCCGCTACGCTTAAAAATATGCTTTACGAAATAACCGGAACAATACCATTTATGGGCAACATATTCGGATCTTACATGTATGACAATTCATTGGTGCCAATATTGGAAGTTCCGTCAACCGCAATCCAAGGAGCAAAAAGTGCCATTACCGGAAAATCATTAATAACTAAGGCCAAAGGAATCAATAACTTTTTAACTTCGATTATGGCAATGCAGGGAGTTCCGGGAGCAATGCAAGCTCAAGGCATTATCCGCAAATGGCTATCTCGGCAAAAAGCCGTTAAACCAACCGGACCAATATTGCAAATGCCACGAGCAACCGTAACTATGCCGAAAGCCATTTTGAAAATGCCACGAGCCATATTAACACCACCAAAATGAAAAAAATTATTACAAATGGAAATGATCCGCAATTTTCATATGGCAAACTATTAGATTGTCTGATTGTAATCGGATTTTTAATCTTGATATTAACAATAGCGGGAATATTTGTCGGAGTGTCGCTTTTAATAATAAGCAAAATAACCAACAACCAAACCATCGGAGTATTATTGGATCTGCCATTTTTATACGTGGCATATAGAATCAGTAAAAGAATATTAAAGAAACTATACGGGAAAACATTTGAAACATGATTGACTTATCTAAAAAATCGGTTCTCCTTTATGACTACGGCCTCTGCACCGAATTCGCCGTAAGACTGGCCAGAGATTTTGGGAAAGTTTATTACTACTGTTCATGGGAAGACGCATTTCCAAAATCAAATAAGGCTTTGATTGGCGAAGGATTAGAGGGAATAGAAAGAGTTTTAAACTTCTGGGATTATGTAGATAAAGTAGATCTGATTTGTTTCTTTGATACTTATAATGCAGATATAGTAGATTATTTACGCAACAAGGGATACCGGGTATTCGGGGCCGGACGTGCCGAAATCATAGAAAACAATCGCTGGCAAACCCGAGAACTGCAAAAAGAATTAGGCTTGCCAACCCAAGACACAAAGAGAATAATAGGAATTGACAACTTAATAGAATACCTTAAAAAGAACAAAAAGAAATGGATTAAACTTAATCAATTTAGAGGAGACATCGAAACCTTCTATCATGAAACCTATGACGAAACCGAAGCACAATTTTTGGGAATTCTAATGAATGAAACCGGAGCCAAAGGCAAAACCTTAGAATTTGTAGTTGAAGACGAGGTAGGAGAAGTGGAGCCGGGATATGATGGATGGGTAATTGATGGTCAATACCCGCCAATGGCAATGTACGGATACGAACAAAAGGGCACGGGATACATTGGAAAGATAAGTACCTACGAAAATATGCCCGAAGCGATACGACTTATCAACGACAAATTGGCTTATGTGTTCCGTAGATTAAAAGCAAGAACTCTATTTTCAACTGAACTACGCGTAGATAAAAAGGGTAAAGGATACTTAATAGATCCCTGCGTGCGCGCTCCAATGCCCGTGCCCTCAGCTATTCACTTGGAGATTTGGCGAAACTTTTCAGAAATCATTTGGTACGGAGCAGGAGGAGAAATAATCGAGCCGCTTCCGATTGCCAAATACGGTGCGGGGATTTGTATGGAATCTGGCTGGGCTCAAGAACATTGGACACATATCGAAATACCGCCAGAAATAAGACAATGGATAAAGCTAAGAATGGCATTCAAAACAAAAGACAATCATTTTTATGCCCTGCCGGGATTTGAATCCCTAGGATCGGTTATCGGACTTGGGAATACAATCGAAGAAGCTATTAACAAGGTTAAACAAAGAGCTTCTCAAATAAAGGCCAAAGAATTAACCTATTCCATTTCAGGGCTTCAGGAAATAGCCACAAAGACTATTCCTACGGGTCGTCGGTATGGAATAAATTTTTAACATGTCGGAAAAACCAGACATCAAAGTTTTATTGGAAAGAGTAGACAACCTTATTGAAACCAATAAAAACGAACACAAAACAATCATTGACCAGGTTAGAAAAACCAATGGCACTCTTGGTGTTCACGATGTCAGAATTGGCAAACTCGAACGATGGAAAAGCACCATAACGGGAGCATTGATTGTTATTAACGTTATCATCGTTCCTATTTTGCTTTATTTAATATACATACAACTTACAAAATAATCCTTTCAATTAACTATTAAAGGATAATAATTAAATATACAAATTTATGGATGACAAACCGACAAAATCTGGTTTTATTCCGGAACCGGTTGAAGAAAAAGACTGGACATTTGGTGCTTCCGGTCTTGATACCGAGGCAAAGGTTGCGGACGGAAATTGGATTCCTTTTTTACCGGCCAACGAGAAGCAAAGACAGGGATTTGAATCAATGGCTTGCACAAATTTCAGCTCAACAACCGCCATTGAAATTCTATTTACCCGCTTGATTGACTTAAAACTGATTTCGGTTGAAAACTTAAAATGGTTGAATGATAATGGATATATAGACGATACCGGACACATCAATTTCTCGGATAGGTTTGACGCTTTGGTTTCTAATACCGATCCCAATTCGGGAAATACCCTAAAGGCGGTAGCCGAAGGCAAAAGAAAATTCGGGATGATACCCGAGAAAATGCTTCCTTGGGTTGATAATATAAAGGAATACTTTGACAAAACCAAGATAACCCCCGACATGTATGCGCTCGGGCAGGAGTTTCTTAAGAGATTTCCGATTAACTATGAATTGGTCTATACCAAGGATTTTGCCCTTGCCTTGAGAATTTCGCCTTTGGCCGGTGCCTGCTTTGCTTGGAACGGAACGCAAAATGGTGTATACTATAAGGTGCCATATAATATTAACCATGCCATTTGTATTGTCGAACCGCCGGACATCTGGCAAATAATGGATTCTTACGAACCATTTATTAAGAAATTAGCTAATGATTACACTTTCTATGATTACGCAATCCGGTATATCGTTAGGGAGATTACCGGCTTGCCCAATCAAAGTGTAAAAAAAAACATGTATACTTTGCGGAGAGATCCTCAAAATCCAAACGAGGTTTACGCATTCAACGAAACAAAAAGCGTAAAAAGGCACATTGCCAATAAGCAAACGCTTATAGAGGGAGCAAGACCAACCGATCAATATTGGGTTTGGTCCGAAACGCTTCCCATAGTCGTGGCAAGTCAAGAAGAGTTTAATAATGCCGTTGAGGCGGCAGAAATACTTTTGCTTCCGCCCGATTCAAGATCTTCGGAAGTATCAACCGGAGGATTTAATTTATGGAAATGGATTAAAAGTTTATTTGGCAGATAATAATTAATTTAAAAATTAAAACTATGAACTCAAAGTTTTTGAATCTGAATTTATCAGATTTCGGAAAAGGTCTTATCCTCGCCGTGCTTACGGCTGCCATTGGTTTTGTTTATGCCTTGATCAAGGATAAAGGATTTGATATTTCTTCCGCAGATTTAAACGATTTGCTTAAGATAGTTATTACCGCATTTCTCGGTTATCTTAGTAAAAATCTTTTGACAAACAGCGAGGGAGAAGTTTTTAGAGGCGAGAAATAACCTTTGTTTAGGATTTTGTTGGGAATTTTGTTGACTCTGTCTTCTTTAATTCCAAGCAAGACCTCGGTGGTAACTGAAAGGTATGCCGATAATTTTGTTATGGCTACGCAGCACGAAAATATATCGGAGAAAGACAATTACTTGATTATCAACGAATCTTACGTCTATGGGACAAATATGAAGCCTGAAGACAAATCATTGGGAGACATAATATCGGAAGAGATTGAAAAATACGACTGGGATATAGATACGGCCACCGCCATAGCCAAATGTGAAAGCGGACTTAACCCAATGGCCATAAATTGGAAAGATGCCCTGATAACTGGGATGCCATCGATGGGTATATTTCAGCTCAACCGACCATACGATGAAAAATATTTTGATTGGAAATACAATATCTGGGAAGCATACAATCTATATTTAAAAAGAGGTTGGAGGCCATGGACCTGCACAAAGATGATAAAAAAATATCCTTGACATAAATAGATTTTATTATTCAAATAAATATAAAAAAGTTATCAACAGCTTGCCTTATTGACAAGCTATTTTTTTTAGAATAAGATAAAATTATAATAAAATAACAATAAAAATATGAAAGAAAAACGACAAAGATTAGAACCAAGATTAATAAAAGAACGAGACAAATTAATCTGCAACCTCTATCATAGGCAAAAATTTACAATGGTAGAATTGGGGCAGATTTTTCGTATGTCGACACAACAAATTTATTATATTGTTAAATTGGATAAGATTAAAAAGGACTTCCTAACAGAATAAAAACATGAAAACCAAAAAATGCACACGATGTAAAAAACGATATCCAGCCGACAGAAAACACTTTAAACCCGCCAATAGAAGTAGCGATGGCCTACAAAGCTGGTGTCGCAACTGTTCACGATTAGTGGACCGAAAATACAGCCGGCAGTATCGTAAAGATCATCCGGAATGGAAAAGGGCCGATAACGAAAAAAGGGCAGAACAAATGATAAAACTGGCTAAAGAATGGAGGAAGAAACATCCGGAAATAGTAAGATGTTATAAAATCTACAATAAAGCATTAAGAAATAGAACATTGAAGAAAAAACCATGTCAGATTTGCGGAAACCCAAAAAGCGAAGGACATCACGAAGATTATTCAAAACCATTAAAAGTAATTTGGCTCTGCGACAAACATCATCGGGAGGTTCATTCATTGCCAATAGAATAAACCACTATATGGTCGAGTAGTGGTCAACAAATTAATTAAGATTAAAGACATGGACAACAAACAAACAAAACAACTGACGATTAAAGGCAATTACGACATAACCAAGGTAGATCAAGTAACGAAGATGGCCAAGATTCTGAAAGAACACATAGTAAAGAATAAACTATACGTTCCGATAGCCCAAAAGAATTATGTAATGGTAGAAGGCTGGCAATTCGCCGGAGGATTGTTGGGACTATTTCCAAGAATCACCGAAGTTAAAGAATTGGGATCCGGTAAATGGATGACCAAGGCGGAAATAATAGATAAGAACGATAAAACCATAAGCATCGGATACGCTATTTGTTCAAAGGAAGAGTTAAAGAAAAAGAGTTTTGACGAATACGCCATACTTTCAATGGCTCAGACCCGAGCAATCGGCAAGGCATATAGAAATCTGATTGGATGGGTAATGAAATTAGCCGGATACGAAAGCACGCCATCAGAAGAAATGATTAGCGGGGGAACGATCGCAAATGAAATCAAAGTGGTTCAGTTAAAGGGAAGCACATCCAGGGTTGAAACATTAAAAGCCATGTTGCCGGGAGAAACCGATATACAAAAATTGGCGGCATTCAAAAGAATTACCAAGATAAATATAGACTCATTAGACGTCACCGAAGAATATGCCGCAAGATTAATCGGGGAATTACTAAAGATCCAGGCAATGGCCAACAAAAAAAATGGAGGCACGAAAACTATACAAAGGTAAAATACTCCTAGAATTCCAAGCCGAACCGCATCATAAATTCTTTGTAAATGGAAAACCGGTATTATCGGTAACTGCAGCTACCAGCATGATTGACAAATCCGAACCGCTAATGGGATGGGCAGTAAACACGATGGGCCTATATCTCGAACAGCATCTTCAACCCAACAAGGAATACACAATAGAAGAATTGATAGACCTAATCAATACAGCCAAAAGAAAATACCGGGAGGTAAAGGCAGTAGCCGCAGATATAGGAAAAGAGGCCCACGAATGGGCAAAGAATTACGTCAAGGGACTGAATCCAGATATGCCCGAGAATCCGAAGGTACTGAACTCGGTCACAGCATTCCTAAAATGGTATAAAGAAACCAATATCAAGCCGATATCGGTTGAGGAAATAATATACAGCAAGAAATATAACTACGCCGGTATCTTGGATCTAGAAGGAAAGATAGATAACAAATACTTTTCAATCATTGACTATAAAACTGGAAGTGGCATCTATCCAGAAATGAGATACCAAAGAGCCGCATATCAGCACGCCAAAGAAGAGATGATTGGCAGGAAATATGGAGACGGATGGATTATAAGATTTGATAAGGAAACCGCAGAATTTGAGGCAAAATGCATTCCGGCCAGCGAACAAGCAAAGGACTTTAAGGCATTTTTAGGAGCTCTTTCTATAAAGAGAAGAGAACAAGAATTAAAATCGTAGGAGGAGAGCGGGCGAAAGGCCTAAGGCCGTTAACTCGACATAAGACCGTTTGGGGTTATATAACCTCCCATATTATTAGGAATCGACCACCCCATATAAAGCGCCCGCTTCGCCTCCAAAAAGTTATCAAGCCTTCATAAACGAAATAATCATGTTAGATAATTATATTAAAAATATGCGATGGTTTAAACACTTAATAGAATCAGGCGATGATCCGGACATAGGAACAATAATGGCTAAACTTGGATTTAAGGGTTACTACTTATTCTTCAGGACGATAGAAATCATGTCGAGAGAGTTTTCGGTTCAAAATCCCGGCAAAAACACATTCAATTTCAACTGGTTTCTACAACGATTCACGCGAACAGTAAGGAAAAAAGATTTAATTAGTTTCCTAAATTTATGCCAAGAATTAAAAGACAGCGAAGGGAGATCAAGAATATCATATAAGATTATAGGAGATAAAATAGAGCTAAATTGTCCTAAATTAAAGGATTTAGCAGATAAATATACAGAAGAGATGATGAGAAGCGAAAGGGTCGAGTGGGAAGTAAAAGGGCAGAGTGTGGGAAGTAAAAGGGCAGTAAAAGGGAAGTTGCTGGATATTCCTTCTACTTCTACTTCTTCTTCTATATATTATTCTACGATTAACGATATACGTAATATAACAGATACACCCTTTGATGATTACGACTTGAAGCTATTAGAAGTATTATATAAATTAGGATATAAACTAAAAAGGGGCAAAGAAAAAGAAATGAGCGACTGGTTGGATGATTTAAACAAAGAATTTGATGATGTAAACATCCAACAAGAACTAAAGAAATTCTACGATTGGTGGAGCGATAGCAGACGCAAGATTAAAAATTATAAAAACTCTCTCCGAAATTGGCTGATTAATGCCCGGAGATTCGCTAAAAAATAATCATTAACAATAAATCTATGGCAAAAATTCGCCTTAGCCAACAAGAAGAATTAGAGGTTTCAAAGGAGACTGCCCTAAGAATCAAAGAACAATGGCAGGATCCGGACGTAAAAAACATTGAGATCGGCGGAAAGATATTCAAAAAGAGCCGAATCATTGAAGTTGATTCTGGTAATTCAAACTTGCGTGACAAGCCATATAACCTAAAAGACGAAGAGGATCATCGGCTTATTAAAGATTTCGAGCAGGAAATGGAAGATGTAAAAGCCGAAAAACTTGAGCATGAACTGGAATACTACGGCCGACCCATAAAAATAGTGGATGCGGTTGGCAAGATGCCGGCTAAAAAGTTACCCCCGAACTATGTGGGCAACGAATTATTGGGAATAATTCATGCCGGAATCATACAATACTGTCTGAGAAATAAAATAATGCATAAAAAGTTTGAACGGTTTTACTGGATTGCTCCAGAATGTACCGCCTTTCTTGAAAAAAGAAAAGCCCTCCGCGAACTCCAAGATAAAAGAGAATACGCCGAAAAATTAAATCAAGAAGCCATGAGCCAAATTGAGGAAAGCAAGAAAGCCGTGGCAAAAAAGATATGAAACACAAAACCGATAAGGAAAAAATCGGAGACTTTCTAATCATGATCGGATTCATTCTTGTAGCATTAATATTTGATTTATTATTAATATTGGCAGCAATGGATCTGTTGCCAAAAATAAAATGACACAAGAAAAAGATTTAAAAGAATATACGCCCGCCGAAATCCAAGTCGCTCTAAGAAGCGAAACGCTTAACGTAACGCCGGACATCTTGGCTCGTTGGCGTCGAAGATTGGCCGCCGAATATGCATTTTATACCGAGCAAATGAAGGCAGTAATGATTAAGAAACAAGAGAAATGGACGGAGATCAGGCAAAGAGACGACATAAAAAGCGATACACAAGCCGATATGAGATGGGCTCAAACCCCAGAAGGCCGGGCAGAAATAGAATATAAATGGGAATTAAAGAAACTAGAAAAACTAATCTCGGCTCTTAATCAAGAAGCCGAAATGATTTCAAGAGAATGGGGGTTCCAAGAGTAATAATTAGCAAGCAAAATAGCACCTTGAAAATAACGTTTCGGCGTTTAAATAAATAGCGAAATTCACTCAAAAGGAGGTGGTCAATGGCCATTCTAATCGCTTTGTTCTTTTTCTTCGGTTCTGCGATTGAGTGGTCTCTTGCCACTCTTCGCATATGGAATATTTCCAAAGGTCGCACGGGTGCGGTAATGCTGATTGTTTTATGCGAGGAGATGCTTATGGTCGGAGCAGGTGCATTGACGGCCTATATCGTCATTAAGACAAATCAGCTTTATCTCTTGCCGTTTGCGGCCTTGGGAGGTTCATTTGGAGCCGGGATTTCTATGAAACTTTCCAAAAGGAGGAAAAAATGAATGAAATTGATGAATTAAAGAGAGAAAAAGAGAAATTGGAAAAAGAAATTGAGCGGTTAAAAGAAAAATTAAGAGAATTAGAAAGCGAAGTTCGGCGGGAACGATGTCAAAAAATCATCGCCCAATGGCAAAATTTATAAGGAGGACAGCATGTTAAAAACCATTCTTTTGCCCGATATTCATCATCCGTATCACAACAAAAAGGCATGGTTGGTGGTGCTTAAATTTATTAAATGGTTTAAACCGCATATTGTTGTTTTGGCCGGCGATGCTTTAGAGATGAGAGCCGTTGATCACTGGAAAAAGGAAAAGGGAAATCTGAAATACTTTGAAGGAATACGATTGCTTTCCGATTATCAGCAATTCATCAAGGACATTCTTGAACCGCTGGAAAAACTTTGTCCCAGAGCCAGAAAAATTTATATGGGCGGAAATCACGAAGTATTTGCCGATTGTGTGATTGAGGAGAATCCCAACTTGGAAGGAATGATTGAACCAGAGAAAGCACTCAAGCTGAAAGAAAGGGGATGGGAATGGATCCCTTATTTGATTCGGGGAAGACACGGAAGCGTGCGAAAAGGCATGTTAAAAATTGGCAAGCTGACTATTGTTCACGGCGAATACACCAATAAGTTTCACGCTTCAAAAACGGCTGATTGTTATCTCAAATCGGTTCTTTACTGCCATACTCATGACCTTCAGGTTTTTACGAAGGTTACCGCAGAAGATCCTTCGGATTATCACACTTGCACTTCGATGGGTTGTTTGTGCGATAAATCTCCTCAGTATCTTTGGGGACGTCCAAATCGATGGGTTCACGCATTCGGGATTCTTTATACGCGTGAGAACGGACTTTTCAACATTTACACCCCGGTTATCATTAACGGAACTTTCACCTATGCTGGCAAGACCTTTTCCTACAAGTGAGTTTTGCTATTCTAATGGCAGGGCTATTTAGATGGGATATCACGCCAACAAGAAAAATATGGCGGTTAGCCCTGCCATATTCTTTTATGAAACAAATTGATTGGAAAACAATTTTAAAACGCAATGGATTTGAGCCGTCTGTTAGAATGGTAATCAATTGCGACCTAGATGGCACTATCTGCAGGGAGGTTTGTTATAGCAGGGAAGAATGCATTAATGCAGTTCCCGTTCCCGAGATGGTAGAATTTTTATGGTCGGCTTATAATGACCGGGAGTATCTTCCGCAAATTATAATTTATACAGCCAGACGGACAAAATTTGCCCGAGAAACGATTGAATGGCTGGAGAAAAACAATTTACCTTTTCCTATCAGTTTTAGAAAAAAGTCAGGCGAGGTTTACATCGACGATAAAGCCATTAATTCCCGAGACATAATCAAGCACATTAAAGGACATAAAATGTTGCATTAATTCTTAAAGCCATTATGAATTTTAATATTGCGTCTTGACTATCCCTTAAAGCCGTCTACTAAGCGATAGGGGAAACTACAAGATTGCGTGGGGATTGCCTTATACCCACAAAAGCCCGTGTAATATCTGAAGTCCGGTTTTCTGGACACTTGGATACGGGATGGTAGCTTGCAATGGGGAACTACCGAAGGCACGGACTACCCCATTGCAAGGAGATTTAATAATTAACTAAATAAAAATATGAAAAAAGAAATAAAAAAAGAAATTAAATATAGACATCCCGACAAGACAGAAGAACAAATTGAATATGAAGCCGAGATGAAATTGAGAGAATTAGCGGATAAAGGAAACGAAGAGGCGATTAGAGAATTAAGCAAAAGGGCTTTTTAAACATAATTAAAACTATGAAAAAAGAAATAGAACAATTAGCAAAGAAATTATTTAATCCATATGCGGAAGAGTTAAAATTCGATGAAAAAGATTGGAGAGTGTTTTTGAATAGGTTATTCGAATTTGAACAAGCGGTGAGGGAGGAGGTTATTGATGATTTTATTAAAGGTCGCCGTTGCTTATCCTGCGGAGAATTGAAGGGCGAGGGTGGGGAATTGACCGATAGTTGCTTGAAGTGCTTGGAAGAAAATTAGAGAATTAAATTAAAACTATGAAAGAAGATTGGACGGGTAATAAAGCAACAGCCCGATTGAAAATTTGTCGTGGTTGCCCCCTAATTCTTAAAGCCATTAAATTATGAGAAGGGAAAGGAAGCCAATTAAACTTGTTTGTCCTTTTTGTGAGCAACCGATTAAGGAGATTCCGAAGGGCTTGACAATTGGCGAGATAATTAAGCGTACTAATCAAATAATTAAGTTTTATTCTAATGACTTGGTTTCAGGCCAGACAAAGGAAATACAAAAACAAGCCCCAAGTGGTAGACGGGATCAGATACGATAGCGGACTAGAGGGAAATCGTGCCGGGGAATTGGCTCTGATGGAAAAGGGAAAACAAATTAAGTCTTGGTGGCGTCAGGTTACTTTGCCTCTTTATTTCGGGGATTTTAAAATTACGAGTTACCGGATTGACTTTATAGTTTATGAGAACGATGGAAGCATAACGTTGGAAGAAACCAAGGGGATGGAAACTTATGACTGGAAATTAAAATGGAAATTGCTGGAGGCGATTCTTGCCACCGATTGCGAAGAGAGGGACAGGATTTACGAGATAATCGGAGCCAATAAAAACACCGAAGTAAGGATGGTTTTAATAAAATGAAAATGTGTTTTAAGTGCTACTGGACAAATCGGCAGAGGCGTGTTTTAATATCAGATGTGCACAACTGACTTGACAAGGTTATTTTTTTCGGTTAAATTGAAAGTGTAGGTAAGTAGAATTCATTTCATCGGTATATTTCTCAGCTTGCGGGGATATTAATAAGAGGAGCGCGACTTCTTCCCGCAAGTTGAGTCGCGCTCCTTTAATTAAGGACGGCAGGGTTCTTTAAAAATTTATGAAAAACTTTAAAGTTAATTTAACGAGTAATGAGGTTCGAGTAATTCGCGATGCTTTTCATGAGTATATTGAATTAATGAGGGAGGTGGCAGACGATACCGACGATGACGAAACACGGGCAGAGGCACTTAATTCTATTGTAGAGATGAAGGCAATTGATAAAAAATTGAGGCAGTCGAAGTAGTGATTTGTTTACCGGGCCCAATCGCCTGCCCGATTGAGCCCGGAATAGAAATCATTAATTTAAGAGGTCGCCAGCTCTTTAAAAAAACATGAAAATTGAAAATGCCTTGAATAAGTTTCAAAAATTGGGATTTAAAGTGAATCAAAGTCAAAACGACCCCCGAGATTATTGGATTGAAGGGAAAAAAGATATTTTATCTTTTTGGACTGATGATAAAGGCGAAATCAGGGGAGGAATTAAGGTAAGAGATAAAAATGACCATGATGACGCTATGACTGATTATTCCGCTGGGGTATGGTGTAAAAATCTTTCTCAGGCTCTTCGGTTATTTGATAAATAGTTTTCTTTTCTCCGCTCATTTATTCTGGCGAGTAAGTGGGCGGGATAAAGGGAATTGAGTTGTCCACAGGCAACCCCTTGACACGGGAATAAACGCTTGCTAATATAAAAACATAAAATTAAGCAAGTGTTTTTTAGTGTAGATGACCGGACAAAACCTACAATTATTTTTAATGAAAGTAGGAGCATTAATCCGACAGGGTTAGTGCATTTTTTTTATTTATGACCACAAAGAAAGAAAAGTTGACATAGAAACCAGAGAAAAGAAAAGTTAAAGATCTGAAAATCTGGGACAGAAATCCAAGACAAATAACGCCGGAAGGATTTGATAAATTAAAAGAAAGAATTACCAAGCGTGGATTTCACGATGTTGTTAAGATTGACACAGATAACACAATACTTTCCGGCAACCAAAGAAAAAGAGCATTGGAAGAATTGGGAATTGAAGAAGTTTTTGTGATGGTTCCCAATAGAGCCCTAACCGAAGAAGAAAAAGAAAAAGTAGCAATAGAATCAAACAGAGAAGACGGACAATGGGATTATGATGTGCTGGCAAGCTTTGATGAAGAACTTTTAAAAGACGTAGGATTTGGGAATGAAGAATTGGATAATATTTTTGGATTAGAAGAAGCCGATGATTTTGATGAGAAAAAAGAATTTGAAAAAGCGGTAAAAAATCCGAGAGGAGTAAAGACCGGCGACATCTGGCAATTAGGAGAACATAAGTTAATCATCGGAGATTGCACTCAAAAAGAAAACTGGGAAAGATTATTAGGAGAAGAAAGATTTGATTTAATGTTCACGGACCCGCCATATAAATTGGCCTACTGCAAGAAAAAAGGAAGGAAGGTGAAAACCAGCGAAGGATTTAAGTGGAAGAAAGATAGAGTATATAATTCAGTAGGAGAAACAGATAAAGAAGGCAAACCAAAGGGATTTGGAGCGAAACAGAATGGGTTTTATGAAGGAGTAAAACAGAAAGGCGGTGTGCCGGAATATGATGAATGGCTATCAATAGCCAACGAATTTCAAAATCCCAAAGGAGCGAATGTGATGATTTTTGAGAATTGGAAGAACCTTCCAGAATTATGGCTGGCAATGGAAAAATATTGGAAGATGATGAACATGATTATTTGGCATCTACCAAACAGAATGCAGGGATTTTCCAGGAAATATTATTTTTTTAATAAATATGACATAGCTCCTCTGGCCGGAAACGGAGTGAAAAACGAGGATTATGAGGAAGAACTAGAAATTTATTTACAGGAGAAAGGACAAAAGCTTTTGGATACTTATGAGGTAAGTTTATACGGCAAGCAAGGGAAGAGTGAATGGAACAAAAAGAAAGGAACGAGATGGGCAAAAGTAACCGATCATATAACATGGACAGCAGAAACGGAAAAATCAGGAGGCCAGAATATAATTTTTGGGACGAAACCAATTCAAATTTTAGTGCCTTATATTAAAATCCTAAGCCCGAGAAACGGAATAGTAATGGAACCGTTCTGCGGAAGCGGATCAACAATCATAGCAAGCGAAATAATGAAGCGTCGTTGTTTCGCAATAGAAATAAGCGAAACCTATGGGGAAGTGATATTGAACAGGTTTGAAAGGTTTTCGGGTATTTCGGCGGTTAAACTAACAAAGTAAGGGAAAAACGAAGCGCCACAGCAAGCCAGGACAAAAGATTAGGGGCTAAGTGGTAGTTTGATACGGCAATGGACAAAGAACAACAAATTGCTGAAAATACAGCAGAAATACAACACAAAAAGAAAGTTCCGGGAAGGCCATTCGTGAAAGGTCAATCAGGCAATCCCAAAGGAAAACCAAAGGGAGCAATTTCACTTACTTCAGCTATTAAAAGAAAATTAAAAGAATTGCCTCCGGGAAAAGATAAAACTTATTTGGAATATATTGTTTCGCAAATACTAAGTCGAGCCGCCGTTGATGGCGATACGCAAATGATAAAAACAGTTTGGAGTTACATAGACGGAATGCCAAAACAATCCATAGATTTAAGCGGAGATTTGAGAATTAAAACATTACGACAAATCGCCGAAAACACAAAAAAAATAGCAGAAGAAAAATATGATGAACCCTCAGGAGATGTACAAAATCAAACAGGAAGTAGCAACGAAGTTCAAGAACAGCAAGGGGGAACCGTTTAGATTAACCGATGGGCAAGCAGAATTATTTGCTCTGATTTTTAAAAAGAAATATCCGAGAAATCACATTGAAACACACACCCGTTATGGAAAATCAGACGTAATCTCAATGGCGGTATTGGACAGAGTAAATACTTATCCGGAGAAATGGGCAATCGTGGCCGGCAACAAAGAAAAGGCGGGAATCATAATGAGCTACGCAATCGGCCACATCTTTGATAACGAATTTTTTAGGCAACAATTCATAATTGAAAAAGGCGAAAGCGAAGAAAACATCCGGAGATACAGAAACAAAAGCAGGATAAACTTTGACTTGGGAGATGGAAGAATGGGCGAGATATTTATTACAACCGCAGAAGGAGCAATGGGATTCGGCGCCCCAAATGTAATCGAGGATGAAAGTGCATTGATTGGCGCAAAAGACCACGCATTGGTAATGAGAATGCTCGGAGACCAGCCGAAAAACTTTCTGGTGAAAGTGGGAAATCCATGGGAGAGCGAACACTTTGATAAATCAAGAGAAGATCCGGCATATCACAAGCTCATAATCGATTACCGGCAAGGAATTCGGGAAGGAAGATTGACGCCGGCATACGTAGACGAAATGAGAAAACAGCCATTCTTTGATGTGCTTTACGAATGCAAAAGAGCAAGCTCAACAACAATGGATGAGAAAGCATGGATACCATTATTTACCCGTGAAGAAATTGAAAGGGCAATGATCGACCACGCAGAAGGATTTGGAATTAATAAGTTAGGAGTAGACGTAGCGGGTGGAGGCAGAGCATTCAGCACCATCGTGCAAAGATACAGCAATGTGGCAGTCAAACGCCACAAATCTAAAGATCCGGACACCATGAACTTGGCCGAGAAAGTAATGACCATGGCCAAAGACGAAAGCCGAGACCGAAAATACAAAATAAGACCAAATGATATTTTTGTAGATAGCGTGGGACTGGGCAAAGGAGTTTACGATATTTTAAACAGAAATATGCCCGGAGTTTACGGAGTGAATGGCGGGGAAAAGCCAACCACAAAAGAAAATGAATCAAGATTTGTCAATCAGCGGGCCGAATTTTATTGGGCTTTAAAAATGTGGATTTCAAATGGCGGAAAACTTTTAAAAGATGATGATTGGTTTGAACTTTTAAGAATTAAATATCGCACCAAACTGGAGGGCACAAGAGGAAAAATGATTATTATATCCAAAGAGGAGATGGCCCGCGAAGGAATAGATAGTCCGGATGTTGCAGATGCCCTAATGATGACATTTAGAACCGACGATATTCCGCCAATGGATCAATTTCATCAAGAATATTTAACATATAAAGAAGCATTAGAAGAGGGAGCGGTTCCCGGATGGGATCCGATGCACCCCTTCAAGAATTTTTAATATGGCAAATCCAACCGAAGAAAAAAAAGATAGCATTCTCCTTATAGAAGAAAAGGAGCAGGTTGAAGTTCCGGATTATACCCCCGAAGAAATAGAATATCTGCGAAGATTACAAAGCCGGTTAGAGGAAGCACGCAACAAAAGAGATCAAGTCTTTGAAGAATTTGATTATCTGCCATACATTTCCTATTGGTATAGCATTGAAAGAGCGGCAAACACCACGCTTCTTCCCAAGAAAAACAAAGGAGATTCAATATTCCAATCGGGAACTTTACGCACAAAGATGATGGCATTCCTTTCAACCTATCAGGGATTGAATTTGAAGGGAGACATTACCGCATTTAACGAAGACGAAATAGAAATAAACAATCTCGGTCACGCCCTAGAAGACATTATCGAGAAAACCGAAGAGGTCGAGAACGATGAAGAATGGAGAATGTTAAGGCAATACGAAATGCTAAAACATGGTTATGTGTTCGTAGAAGATATCTGGGAAGAAAAATACGAGATTAGAAAAACCATAGACCGAGAGTTTATGGGCAAAAAACAGGGAGTGAAGTGGACATCCAAAAAGGTTAAATTGCCGGGAATGCCCAAAAGAACATTATTGCCCGGGCCAGCAGTTTATCTCGGCGACCTAACCCAGTATATGATTGAAGATCAGCCCTACATTTTTACGGTGGAAATTAAAGATTATTTTGAAGCCAAGAAAATCTATGGAGATTGGGAAATGTGGAAGTATGTATCAAGGGATTTGAGAAATTGGTCGGGAGCAGCGGATCAAAGAATAGTGCAAAACGCTTGGAGATTATTCGGAGACACCACGAAGAATAAATGCGAGATTATTAAGTATCAGGACAAGCCAAACCAAGAATATCAAATTTTAATCAACGGAGTTCCGATGTTGCCGATTGGCTATCCGTTTCCGTGGGGACACGGAGAATATTCGGTGGTTCAGCAGAATCTTGAACCAATCAGACACAATTTTGCATACGGGAAGTCATTCATTTTCAAAAACAAAAATGCGGTAGACATTCTGGATGAAATGATGAAACTGGCGGTATTGAAAACCCAGGGATCATTCAGACCGGCATTATTAAATATAAGCGATAGAATAGTATCAAGAGACGTATTAATGCCCGGGAACATTGTGCGGGGATTAAAGCCGGGAGAATTGGTGCCGGTATTGGATCAACAAACCCAGGGGGTAACCAATGCGGAATTCAACATGATTCAGGAGGTGATAAAGTTCATTGACAGAGGAACGGTTTCGCAGACAACTACCGGAGCAAAAGAAGAAGGAGGAAATGTGACCGCCACTCAAATCATGGAATTACAAAGACAGGCCCGAGTGATGATGGGATTAACCGACTTGGCCGCCTGTTTATTGGAAAAGAAATTGACCAGCAAACGATTGATGATTATTTTGGAAAATTGGTTTGACCCCATTGATACAAAAGTTGACGAAGCAAGAAATCTTTTAAACAACAGATACAGAATTATCAGCAGAAAGCGAAGAATTGAAGGAAAGGGACAAGGATTAAGAATGGTTATACCCACCAAGGAATTGCCGACCTCCGAACAAATTAAAGAAATGGAGGAAAGCTTTCAAAGAAACACCGGCACGCCATTACAAATGATAATGATTGATCCGGACGCCCTAAAAAAAGCCAAACTTACTTGGATTATAAACGTAGTCCCCAAAGAAAAGAAATCAAGCGAATATTCAAAGGTGTTGTTCGGAGCAATGATGGCCGACGCAAGAAACTTGGGATTGATTCCAAGCCAGAAGTGGCTGGAAGAAAGATTTGCCGAAGAATGGGAAGAAGATCCGAGCAAAATGTTTGCCAAAGCACCAACTCCGGGAATTCAAGGGATTCCGGGAACGACTACTCCTCCCCCGCAGGCCGTGCAGGGAGCCGTAGCAGGAAAAGAATCAAGAATAACTACGCCTCAAATTACGCTTCCGATCGGAGGACCAACCGGAACACCGAGAGAACAAATATGAAGTGTAGAGACTGCAAATATTACAATGGAACCAAACATGTAAAAAACCCTTACGTTCAAGGAGTCTATATTAAATGCAAATTAGCTCCTCACAGTTTATTGCCGGATGGCGAAACGTGCCAGTTGGGAAATAATCATTATAAAAGAAAATGGTGGAAAATATGGGCGAAGAAGAATTAAAATTAATGAGGAAAGTTCTCGGTTCAATTGATCTCACAGACATTGAAGAAGATTTAGATGAAGCAGAAATATTGGCCAGAGCAGGCGATGCCGAGATATTTTATAGGAATCATTTTGATAAAGTAATTAAAAAACTTATTCAAGATCAATTAGAATTTATAGGCAAAGAAATTCAACCGGAACAATTGCCGTTTGCAAGGGGAACAATCAACGGACTTTCATTGATAAAACAATGGTTTGAAGACCAAATAAGATTGTCTTTATCAAGACATGATAAAGAACAAGGCACAGAGCCGGGAAGCAGTGGGCTTCCGCATCTGTAGGTCGAGGCCGCGCTGATCGCATCGCAGCGTTAAAACTGATGTAGTTAAAATGGCTAAATCCATTTTGGAATAATAAATCTAATAAATAAACAATTATGGGCACATTCTTTGACACAGACGGAAACGAAGTAGAGGCATATACCACAGAAGAAGTTAATGAACAAATTGAATCTGCAAGAGAAGCCGGTAAAGAAGAATTGGCTGAGGAAATGGAAGAACTTAAAGGTCAAATCGCCGAGAAAGACAATAAGATAAAAGAGTTAGAAGAACTGATGGAAGGCGGCGATGATAAATCCAGGAACTTTGCAAATCTACGTAAAGCCAAAGAGAAAGCGGAAAGAGAAAGAGACGAAGCAAACCAAAAACTTCTCAATCTCGGTCAGGAAATCGACACCAAAATCAAGGGAGTAAAGGAAGAAATCGCACAAAGCAGGATAAATGAAGAAATCAAGAAACGCGCCGGCGGAGATATAGAATTGGAAAAGAAAATTAAATTCTATTATAACCAATTCAAGCCAGACGAAGAAAAAGATCCGAATAAAAAAGAGGAAAACTTCATTAACAGATTGAATGCGGCAGAACTATTGGCAACCGGCGGGAAAGCGATAAGTCCATTGGAAAACGTTGCCGGTACAAGAGGAGGATACGTTCCGCCGGCCACAAAACCGGGAGAGAAAATATCGGAAGACATAAAACAGATGGCAAAAGAAAAGATGGGATTGACGGATGATGATTTTAAAATCGCAGGATTATAGGCCCAACAAACTTATGGAAAATGAAAAAATTGAAATTTCCAAGTCCGAATTGGCGGAAATCTATAAGAGGCTTGATAGCTTGGCAGCGGATAACGAGTTTCTTAAATCGGTTGCCGACAAAAAAGCTGTTGCACTTTATTACCAAAGACATAAAGAAGTAATTCCGCCAAGGGTAAATATAAGGGCATTGGATGTTGCAAATGAAAAAGGCGAGATGGTTGAAAAGGTAATACTCGGCTGGCGAACGGTTGAAAATGAAGTTTGGAAGGATCCTCAGACCGGAGCATGGAGAGAGAAACAAACGGTAGAATTGCTGATGGAAGACAAATCGGTGGTGAAAATGGATCTTCTTAATTATGTCCGACAATTCAAATACATCCCCTGCGAAAGAACGGCAGTAATAAAAGATGAGGTAACGGGAGAGCAAGCATTTAAATTGAGAAGATTGGACAACGGAAAAGAATATATAATCGGAGTTTTATTCGTTAACTAATATGCCTGGCACAAAAAAACAACAAATTGCGGCTCGCATAGCATTGGCAGCCAAAAAGGGCAAGATCCCCAAATCAAAACTCAAGGGAGCATCCCTGGCAATGTATGAAGGGATGAGTGCAAGCCAATTGGAAGACTTTGCTAAGGGGCCAACCAAGAAACCAAAAATGGCAGCCCGCTAAAATTATGGACTTCATTGGGAAATACTTCGGACCAAACAAGATAAAAACTGCTTGGGAATCCAAAGACAAAACCTATCTTGGCAAACCGAAAGTAGAATTAGAATACGAGAACGGAGAAACCGCATCTTACCCCTTAGAGATAGTTGAAAAGTTAGCAAGCGATCAACCAATTGATCTAACAACGCTTAGAGATAAAAGAGTTGAGCCGGTATTGGAAAAGATATTGGGAATCTTGGCCGATTCGGAATTAACCTTGGATGAAATTTATTATGCCGTAGGACCGAAATTGACAGCCTCCATTGAGATGAGTATGGACAAGTGCCAGAATATTTTGTGGAAAGGAAAAGAATTAACTTCGAGATACAAAACCGTAACCTTAATGGATATGGAAAAAGTGCTCCGTCAAAAATCATGGACAGAGAAGAAGAAAAAAAGTTAAAAATACTTGCCAGCACCAAGGGAATAGTCCTGCATCTTCTTGCAGAAAAGGCCTACGACAAAGACAAAAAGGGACACAAGATTGAATTAAAGGACCACGAGGGCAACCAGCAATATCTAAGAAATGATGCCGTAGGATTAATGGGAATTCTGGGAAGATTGGACACACGCCTCTATACATTAAAAGATCTGAAATTATGGACCAAGATTAGAGACAAACTGAGGGAATGCTATTTTAAAGATACGGACGAACTAGAATTGACGTTGGATGAGGCAAAATTCCTTAAAGATTACTTGCTGAATGTTCAAACAAAAGACGCAAAAGACAGATCATTGCAGGAATTTGAAATCAGAACGCTTATAGGAATAAGCGAGCAATTCGGTGAATAAAATTCAGCCCTCTTCCTTGTGAGGGCATGTGGCGGGATGGAGAAGTAGTATCTCGGCCGGCTCATAATCGGCAGATCACAGGTGCAAATCCTGTTCCCGCAATCACGATCCGCGACAGTGTCAAAAGACGCGGACCCAACATTCGCAGAGAAGCGTAATCTCGTTGGAAGCAGCACCTTTAAAATAGTTATTGGTCGAATAACGAAATAAAGTTAGGCTGATAACAACTAAACAACCATACAAATGTTTACATTAAAGCAGGGCAGAACCAAATTGATGTGGTTGCCGGTAACTGCAAGCACAGCCATTACAAAGCAGAAACTGGTTGCGTGGAGCTCGGGAAAACTGATCGAAGCAACATCTACAACTCCCAGCTATAATATTGCCGGAGTATTGAAACATACAATTGCTTCAACCGATTCCGACTACGCAACATCACGATTGGTTGAAGTTGAGGTTCCGGTTGAGAAATTTGTAGTTTGGGAAGCCGATGTAACTTCTGGACTGGCTACTTCAAGTCTGGGAAATTATTACGATCTCACCGATGGAGGACATGTCGCAACGACAGCGTCAACCTATGATATCGTACAATGTGTCAAATACATTTCAGCCACAAAGGGCTGGTTTATTCTGAACATTGGACCAGACGGGCATGCTAAGGCATAAAATCTATGACTGAACTAAACACAATAAGTTTAAATGATTTTGTCAAATTGGCCACCGTGATCTGGATCAAAGGAGCAACGTCGGTCAAGAACTACATGCGGGATTCGGGAATGGTTCGGGAAATGACGATTCCAGAGAATACTGGAAATACCAGAGAATTCTCCGAAATCGACACCAACGAGTATTTAAGTTATAAGGGGCAAGGCGATCAAGCCGCTCGGGGCAAGGTTCAACAGGGTTATTCCAAGACCATGACCGCCTATCGAGTAGCCGAAAACATCGGAATTACTTATGAGATGAGAACACAAAATAAGTATCCCGAAGTTGTAAGCCAATTACTTAATGGCGGAATGAAGGGTCCGAATACCATTGATCTTGACTTGAGTTTAAGATTGTCCTTTGGTGCAAGCACAAGCTATACCGACAGAGATGGCAGAACCATTGATACAACCGTCGGCGATGGCTATCAGCTATTTTACACCGCCCACACACTCGCAGGATCTTCAACGACCTTCCGAAACCGTTTGGCCAACAATCCTAGACTTTCAAAAGGAGCATTAGAAGCGATTGAAAGACAGGCAATCGAAAATACCTATAACCACTTAGGCGAGAAAAAGACCATCCCATTTGACATCCTTTGGACCACAGATGATCCAAATACCGTAAATACAGCACAGGAATATCTAAAATCCGTTGCAAGCCCGGAAGCTACTCATGCCGGAGTAACCAATGTTTATGCCGGAAAGTATAAACACGTGGTTCTTCCGAGAGTGGCACTGACAGCAACGGGAGCACCCGATACAACCAAGCGTTATTATTGGGGAATTGCTTCATCGCAATTAACTTCATTCATGCTTGGTATTTGGGAAGCTCCACACATGATTCCTCCAACCGAGGGATCAAATGGCGAAGATGTCCAAACCGATAATTCTCAATTGTCGCTTTTAGGAGAAATCCTAATTGAAAAATTCCGTAAATTCAGGGAACATCTTAACTTAACAGTTAAGACAATCCTGAGCCAAGCCAGATTATATCTGGAAGGTGCAACGACCATAGACGGAACACCCTTCGGGGTGATGAGATGGCCTGAACTATGCAGTAATGCATAGAGCAAGGTAGAAATATCCTTGCCTTACAACCCCTTATGCGTGATAATGAAAGAATATGCCAAGAAAAAAAGATTACAAAAAATATAGAGAACAAACAATTAGATACAATAAAGAATGGGCGAAAAGAAACCCAGAAAAAGTGAAGGAATACAATAGAAAGTATCGTCAAACCGAAGCAAGAAAGAAAAGTGTAGAAAAATATGATAAATCAGAAAAAGGTAGAAAAAGGAGAAAGGAATGGTATAAAAGGACGGGAAAATATACAGAATATACGCATAAAAGAAGGGCTATAATCAAAAATCTTACAGAACATTTCACTTTGTCAGAATGGGAAGAATTGAAGAAAAAATGGAATTACAGATGTCTGGCCTGTGGCAAACAAGAGCCAGAAATAAGATTGACCCCAGACCACATAATTCCATTAAAAGTAGGAGGTAAAAATACGATAGATAATATTCAACCTCTTTGTAGCAGATGCAATTCAAGAAAAAACATAAAGATTATTGATTATAGGTTAATTGTAAAGTAACAAATTGGATTGGGACTTCCGAAATCGAGCCGGATACGGCATCGTTATTGTGGGAGCAAATTGGATTCATTTCTCTTCCGGTGATGCCACAGCATAATTGACAAAACAATAATAGAAATCCTTGTAGTAAATCTCGTCAGCACATCGTGAATGGCTGACGAGAATCAGAAATCTTGCCCCCTAAAGCCGGGCAAGTAAATATAAGGCTAAAGGTCGACAACTTAATTAAACATAAAAAACAAACCTATGTTCGAAAATCAACTTAGTAGATATGGTGCGATTGCAAAGGTTATCACGGATCTTGGACCAACCGGAAAAGTATTCTTTGCGGTAAGCAACAGTGATACAATTTACTCCGATTTCTTATATGAATTTCCGAATGACAAAGATGGCGTACCTCGTGTTTATTCAACGATTCAAGGAGCACTTGACGCTTGCGTAGACGGTCGAGGCGATGTTGTTTTGGTTCTTCCAAGACAGGTTGACCAAACAGACACCGATCCGGGAGACTGGGCAGAAACATTGACAATGAATAAAGCAGGAGTTTCTCTTATCGGAATTTCCAATAACAGAACCCAAGGAGGACTTCCTCAAATCAAAATGGGATCAGGCTCAACGGCACTCTTGACGGTGGCCGCTCCAGGATGCACGATTAAGAATCTTGGATTTAACGGTGCAGGTTCAACCGGAGGCGGAATACTTTTAGACGACGATGGATCAACTAAAACTGCCTGGGGAACGACGATTGAGAATTGTCATTTCAAGAACTGCAAGGGTTCAAGTGCTACCAATGCTGCTACCGGCGGGGCAATTCAATGGGCTTCGACCGGTGGGGGTTGGCAAGTAAGGATTAAAGGATGCAGATTTTACAAGAATGTCGGCGATATAGTATTGCTCGGCACTTCCGAATCGGTTCCGCAGGATGTTATCATAGAAGACAATATCTTTTCGGGACCCGCGGCAAGTGTTGACTGCAATCTCTATTTAGCTGGTGGTTCGGGAATGAACGGAGTAATTATCAGAAATAACGTATTCACCGCATTCCCCGCACTTTCTTCTGGAACCAATCTTACCTTTATTGTCGCCACCGGATGTATTGGAAGTTTAACCGGCAATCACTTTGCTTCAAATGGGAAGACATTCGGAGCGGCTGGCGATGTTCTTATTCCAACCACTCTTTTGATGGCTGCAAACTATCAGGAAAAATCAACTTCTGGCAGTGGTGAAATCTTTAGAACATAATTTTTCCTTGTAAATTCAGTTCTCTTTTGGTCTCTCTGAAAAAGTAGACCAAAGAGATAATTAACTTAATTTAAACCTATGAAAAAGGAAGAAATAAAAGAGAAAAAAGAAAAAGCGAAAAAAGTAGGCACGGATAAAACCATAGAGCCCGAAGACGAAGCAAGCGACTATGGAGAATACCTTAAAATAAAAAGACAGAAAAAAGAATAATTATTAATTAAAACAAAAACATGAAAGATATTGTAGAATATACAATTCTCGACAGGATTGGGATCCTGACCGCTAATTTTACTGCGGCCGTGACCAATGTTATCACTTCTGCTTCTCATGGACTGAAGAATGGCGACATGATAGTGTTGACCACTACCGGCACATTGCCGGCGGGATTGGAAACCGACACCGTTTATTATGTCCGTGATGCCACCACAAATACATTCAAAGTCGCATTAACCCCAGAAGAACCGGAGGTAGATATTACCGACACCGGAACGGGAACACATACTTTTACCATGCACGATATTGGTAAGAGTATTTTTGTTGGCGATTTGAAACATGTTGAACTCAGCATAGATACTGCTGGAAACGCAGCAATGACCATTAAAGTTCAGACTTCAATTGCAGAAGACTGCCCAGATTTCTCGGCTGCCCAAGCTTATGACAATTCTTGGGACTATGCTCAAATGGTTGACCTAGAAGACGGATCGCCAATAGACGGGGATACGGGCATAACCTTTACCGGCACAGACGATCACAGACATGTTGAGGTAAACATCAACATGCAAAGATGGTTAAATGTAATCATCAGCGACTGGACGGCCGGAACGGTAACCGTAAAATTAATGGGTCGAGAAGACTAATATGGCCAGAAGATCATTCGGCAAAAAAGAAAAATCCCCTCTTAAAGAAAAAAGGGGAGAAATACTTGGAAGCATAAACGAAGCCAGCTTGGAGTTGGAATCCAAGCAGAAGAGGATTGCCACTCTTAAAAAAGAAGAGAATAATTTGGCAATGCTTTCAGAAGCAAAAAGAAAAGAAATTGAATTTTTTGAAAAAAGAAGGAACGAATTAGATGCTCAATCCGAAGCCAAAAATATAGAAATCGCCAGATTAAAGAACGAAATTGCGACAATCATAAAAAACAAGGAAGAAGAAGTGAAAAAGCTCAATATTCAGCAAGCCGGGCTGGAAGAATCGATAAAAAACGCAAAAAACGAGCTTCAGGACGTCGAAAAGAAGAAAGAGGGGGTATTGGGAGACATAGAGCAGGCAAAAGCAACCCAGAGCAAAATAACGGCTAATTTGGAGGATCTGATACAGAGGATTGAGGCGGAAACAAAGAGATTGGGCCATCTTTTGACCCAAAACGATACAGAAGAGAAAAAACTGGTATCTGTCAAGGGGGAAAATGAACAACAAAACACGATTCTTGCCGGAATAAAAAAGGAAATCACCGAGAAAAGTAGGGAATTGGAGGAAATAAACAAAAACATTATGCTGGGGAAAAGAGAATTGGAAGAGATCGGAAAGAAAAAGGAAGAGGGGCTGATGGGAATTGAAGATAAAATCAAAAAACTTGAAGAAAGAGAACGGCGAGTAAAAGCCCGCGAAGAATATGTAGAAGAATTTCATGACACCATAAACAAAAGAGTAAGGGTTGCACAAAGACACCTTGATAAACTCGGTATAAAAATTAATCTGCTATAAAATGTCAAGAACATTTGCTTCTAAACATGCTCTGGCTCAAGACCAGATAAGATATTTCATAACCGGAGAAATTCCAACCGGAGCAGTAGACGGGTCAAATAAAACCTTTACGCTTGCTTATAGCGTAGATTTAGACTACGCAGTAGATATATTTATCAATGGTCAAAGAATCACCGAAGACGACGATTATACGGTTTCCGGATCAACAATTACAATGGCTTATGCTTATCCGGAAGGAACAACCATAAGGGTTAATTATCATCGATTACCATGAAAAAAATAATAATTTTTACAATTATCGGTGCGACAATTCTTGTAGCGGGATTTTACGCTGGAGGATGGATGGCCAAGAAGGAATCCAATACTCAAATCCCCGAAATAAATATTCCCAATCAAACATCTGATCAAACATTCGGAAGTACGGTGCTTGCCCCATTCCAAGGGGGAACGGGAATTGCCTCCTATTCGGTAGGAGAAATGCTTTATGCTTCTGGACCAGCAACACTTTCAAGGTTATTGGCTTCGGGATCGGAAGGACAGGTTCTAAAAATGATAAGCGGAATTCCTACATGGGGAACCGATGAAACTGGAGCCGCTGGCGAAGTTCACGGACTTCTTAACTCTGATTATTTTAATGATGTTCTTACTGCCTCTGTTTCGCAGGGGTCTTTGATAATTGGCAATTCAACTCCAAAATGGAGCAAATTAGATATTGGGGCTTCGCAATCCTTTTTAATGAGCAACGGAACAACTGCCTTTTGGGCCGATTATGTAGATAAAGACACTACTTATACCGCAAGCAATCCATTGTCAATATCCGGTAGCAATATAATTTCAATAGATTACGCTTCTGCTTCTGGAGGAGGTTATCTCACTAATACTGACTGGACTACCTTTAACAACAAATGGGACGCATTGGGAGACATATCTTTGACTAGAGGTTCTTTGATCAGGGGTAGTTCCGGAAATGTTGGAGAAGCATTAAGTATCGGAGCTTCCGGTTCTTTTGTCGGTTCAAACGGAACAGATACTTTATTTGTTAATCAAACTGGCAATTTAGAAATTTACGGAACTGCTTCAATCTCATCTACTTTATGGGTTGGAGGAGCAATAACGGGAAGCTTAAGCGGCAATGCTTCAACCGCAACCGCCTTGGCCGCCAATGGAGCAAATTGCCCGGAAGGACAATATCCTTTGGGGGTAGATGCAAGCGGAGCAGTAGAAAGTTGCACCGCTGATGCCAATACAACTTATACGGCTACAAACCCCTTAAGTTTAGTGGGAACCATCTTTTATATTGATTATGCTTCTTCATCGGGAGGAGGATATTTAAAGGCAAATGATTACTCGGACATCTTTGGTCACATTGCATCGGTCAACGAGCACATAAATTGGACACATTCAAGCAGTAGCTTTGAGACAGATAACACGGCATCTATTTCGGGTGCGATATATCTTGGAAGTCTTAAATCCTGCGATACGATTGATACGGATGCTAATGGATTACTCTCTTGCGGCACGGATGCCACTGGGGCTGGTAGCAATACATACAACAATCCCCTTTCTTTGGTTGGAACTAATGTCTATATTGATTTAGCCTCAGCAAGCGGTGGAGGATATATTTCATCTACTGATTGGACTACATTTAACAACAAACAGGCGGCAATTACCGATGGAACAAATCTAACTTTTTCCGGAACAACCCTAAATGTAGATGACCCCTTTACAATAGTAAATCTTAATACAACTCATGCTTCAATATCAGATGACCTTGAAGCAAACAAGGGACAATTCGCTTCGCTTTCTGCAACAACTCTTAATTTCCCCACAGATTCTATAACGGAAGCAAATATAAACTTTTCAACTACCTGTGGATCAGGAAACCATTTGTATATATCGGGAACCAATTTAGCTTGCGAGCAAGATGCGAATACTACTTATACCGCAACAAATCCTTTGAGTTTGGTGGGAACAGCTTTTAACATAGATTATGCCTCTGCTTCGGGCGGGGGATATTTAACATACACCAATTGGGAAGATTTTAACGGCAAACTCTCGTCTTTAAGCATAGACACCTCTGCCGAACTTGCTACTATTCTGACAGACGAAACGGGAACTGCCGGCAAGGTCGTCTTCAGCACCTCTCCAGAATTTACCACTTCATTTACCACAACAGGAGCATTTGCTATCAATCCCGGCGGAGCCCTAACTATCGGAGACGGAGGCGATACTTTATATATCAATTCATCCGACTGGGATATTTCAATTACCGGAGATATGACGGGAATAGGAGCGATCACCGCAGATGGCTTGTTCACAGGAACGCACGCTTCTCTTTCGGGAGATTTGGATATAGTCGGAGACCTTAATGTTGCCTCTGCTACTTTTGCTACTTTAATCGGAACATCGTCTATTCAGCTTCCAGCAGGAACTTCAATTACCTTAGACGCAAACGGTGAAGCAGGAGTTGATACCTCTGGTGGACAATTCAATTACTATTCAGACGAAGTGAATATCTTAATGGCAACAATGAGCGTTGGGTTCAATCTTGGCTCTACTTCGTTTGAGGTTTCGCCAATCGCAAACTATCGTTTTGATGAACCGGTGACTATTGTTGAGATAGATTGTTTGGTTGATGGAGGAACATCACAGGTATTTGAAGTTGAAGAATGCGATGCCAATGGTGCAAACTGTGTGGATGTTGACTCTGCGATAACCTGTGGCACAACCAACACATCAGACGATGGTTCGCTTTCAAACCCAACTATAGACGCAGGAGACTGGATTCAGGCAAGTGTCTCACAGGGAGATACCACAGGAGAGGTAGATTGGCTTCTGATAACTATTTATTATAAATGGACGGCACAATAATATGAAAAACATTCTACAATTTATTAAAAATCACGGCGGATATTGGTTCGGACACTTGCCTTATATCAGACAGGCGATTGTTGCTATTGAAGATTGGATAAATAACAAGGGCAGACCGACTTGGGCTTGGAGGCATAAACTTGCTTGGGCAATTCACTTGGCTACTGGAAATTCTATTTTTTACCTTGATTATGTCAATGGAAACGATTCTAACGATGGTTCTACTTGGGCTTTGGCTTGGAAAACCATCACTAGTGGTGCTACGGCAGCAAGGATTGCTCCTGGCGATATTATCAGGATTGCTAAAAGTCCAGCACCGACCTCTATTGGAAATGCCACTTGGACTAACCTGTCAAAGACGGTTAGTTTGGCTTCGGCTCAAACTGCCAATATAGATAGGTGTGAAAGCGCTTGGACTGCTTCAACTAATGTTACAGCTACTACTTCAACAACGAGAAAAGAAGGTAGTTATTCCGCGTCCCTTGCCATTGCCGCTGCCTTTACCACTGGTAAGGTTGCTTATAAATCCTTTTCCGCATTAAATTTGTCAAGTTACCAGAAAATTAGTTTTTGGATACAAAATAGTGCGGCAATCGCTTCGGCAACCGTTTTAAAGGTGGTTCTTTGTTCTGATACGACAGGAAATACTATTGTTGATACTTTTTGGATACCAGCCATTCCTTCAACAAGCAGGTGGTTGCCCTTGACCCTTACAAAAGATGGTGGAGGAAACTTGGGGTCATCTATTCAGTCAATCGCTGTTTACGCTAATTCTGATCCAGGAACGATAACCCTACTGTTAGATGACTTTATCGCCTGCACTACTGACGGGCTTAATCTTCAAAGTTTGATTTCTAAAAACTCTAATGAACAAGGTGGGACAGAGGGCTGGTATGGAATACAAAGCATAAATGGGACTACTGTTTTGCTGGATAATGACACAAATGTTGCAGCTAATGCTGGTAGGGGATATTCAGGAACTACGGAAACCGTAACCACTTATAAAAGGGAAACGATTCAAACTGCTTTGGCTTCGTCTTCTACAACAGCGGTTCAAGAAGTTCAAGATAGCGGAACTTCAGGAAACAATATACAATTTCAGGGTGGATATAATACTTCTACAACAGTTCAGGACGGCGAAACATTTTTTGACGGGTTGAACGGAAATGGTTATGGACTTTATTTAAGTGGTAAATCCTATATTACTTTCAATTATCTTAATGTTTGTCGTTATAACTATGGGGTCTACTACTCCAGCAGCAGCAACAACACCATCACTACTCTTTCAAATGCCAATAATAATAGCTACTATGGGGTCTGCTACTACAACAGCAGCAACAATTCCATCACTACCCTTTCAAATGCTAATAATAACAGTTATGGGGTCTCCTACTCCAACAGCAGCAACAATTCCATCACTACCCTTTCAAATGCTAATAATAACAGTTATGGGGTCTACTACTCCAGCAGCAGCAACAACACCATCACTACCCTTTCAAATGCTAATAATAACGGTTATGGGGTTTACTACTACAACAGCAACAACAATACTATCAAATCTTTATCAACTTCGGATAATGGAGCAACGGGAATTTATAATGATAAAGGAATAAATTATCTTTTTAATGCCTTAATTGCCGAAGCAACAGAAGTTTCAGGATATGCAAGTTTTGTCAATTCAAGGATTTTCTCAAACAAGCACGACCAAACCGCAGATAATCACGCAATCTTTACAGATGGAGGGCAGGTTCATAGCACTACGGCAGTCAGGCATACAGCTTCGGGCATTGCTTGGAGAATAGATGTAACTTCAACAGATAGAAGTTCATTATATCCATTAGGTTTCAGCATAGCCAAAATAGCTGTGGCGGCAGATAGTCAGGTAACAGTAAAAGCGTGGTTTAGAAGAACTAATACTGGAATTACGGGCAGGTTGATTTGTAAAGGCGGTCAAATTGCTGGGGTAAATAGCGATGTTTATGCCGATATGACAGCAGCAGCGGATACTTGGGAGGAATTAACAATAACATTTACCCCAACTGAAGCAGGAGTCGTGGAAATAGAAGCACAAGCTTGGGGGGGAACTACATACTCGGTCTATGTAGATGATATGACCATAACTCAAGCATAAAAACTATGGAATTATCATTCAGAAAAATTTTAAGAAAAGAGCAAGATATGGCTGGCAAATGGCGGGTCTGGGTTGAGGTTGCCGATGGCGAGGCAGTGATATTAAAGTTTCA